CTTTGTCTTCTAAAAATGCTTAATCTTCTAGTTGGTTGATCATATTTAAAATTAATAAACCCGCCAAACATTCTTGCAACTAATTCTTGATATCCAGCAAACATGTTATATGTTGCTAAGCCACCTATTCTACCTGTTTGTAGTAGATACACATTAGTATATGCAAGTTCAAAGGGATCAAACACTGTGCCACCTTCTGAAGAAGAAGCGCCGCCTACTGTTCTTCTGTAAATTTTGCTTACATGTGTGACTTCTGCAGGCATTGTATATTCTGTTTGATCTTCTTGTAATTCTAAAAATCCATAAGATTCTTCTACTGAATTAGATGATCTTTGCCTAAATTTGTCAACAGCAGAAGTAAAAGCCATTTGTAAATGCTTTGGATCTAATTCGACCTCGATCATGCCGTCGCCTAATCTGGTTTTTACATAATCAAATATTTCCTGCTTTGCCGCATTTACTTGTGCGTCTGTAGTAGCTGAGAGTCCTGTGTCTGGCATATGTGTATTTATAGAACCATAAATATGTAAAATGCCAAGACTGTCTTTATATAAACCAGAAAAAGGTAATGATTTCGCCTTCCAAGATCGTAACATTTCTGAAGCGTTTCAAGTGGGCGGCACAGATGCGTATATCCACAAGTACATGGGTCCTGTTGATCAAGGTGGTGATGATAAAACACAGCCACAAAGATCAGGTGATTCATTAAACGAACTGGCTATACAAGATATGCTGTTTCTTGAAAACAGAGACCGCAGGTATGATCCAGATGTATATCACACAAGAACAATTTATAATGTAAGTGATATAGATTTTGATCTTACACAGTTTGGTATGTTTTTACAAAATGATCAAGTATTTTTTACATTCCATATTAAAGATATAGTTGATATTTTAGGTAGAAAAATTATGTCAGGTGATGTAATTGAACTGCCACATTTAAAAGATGAATATTCACTAGATGAAACTGACACAGAAGTATTAAAAAGATATTATGTAGTAGAAGATGTATCACGTGCGGCAGAAGGGTTTTCAAAAACATGGTGGCCACATTTATACAGAGTAAGGTGTAAGGGCATAACAGACGCACAAGAATACAGAGATATATTAGGCGATAAAACAGAAAATACTGCACAAAAAACACGTGATAAAGAACTTGAGATCAATGATGCAGTTGTTGATCAAGCAGAAGTAGAAGCACCTGAATCAGGCTACAACACAAAACAATATCATGTAATGCCTACAGACGAAGAAGGCAAAGTTGCATTGGTGACTGTTGACGATGAAGATTTAAAGGTTGACACAGGACATCTCAACGTTGATGCTGTGTATCAAACTCCAGGAGCAAATGGTTGGATAGAAGGATATTTGACTGCTGATGGACTGCCAGCAAATGGCGAAACATATTCGTTTGGTACATCATGGCCAACTAAACCGATTGAAGGCATGTTCTTTTTGCGTACAGATTACACACCGAACAGATTATTTAGATATGATGGTAGACGTTTTGTTAAGATCGAAGATGATGTGAGAGTAACCATGACACAAACTGACACTCGTAACACAAGTAAAACTTCATTTATTAACAACAGTAACACAACAACAAGTGCCTCAGATGGGTCAACTACTACACCAGAACGTGTTGCACTTAGTAAATTACTTAAACCACAGGCGGACAACTAATGCAACATTTTTATGACGCACAGATAAGAAGATATATTTTGCAGTTTATTAGAATGATGTCTAACTTTACATACGTAACAGGACAGAATTCAAAAGGTGTATCAGAAACGTTGCAAGTGCCTGTCAAATACGGAGACATGAGTAGACAGGTTGCACACATTATTAAAAAAGGTTCGGAAAACACACTAATACCTGCTCCGCAAGTTTCTGTGTACATCACTGGATTAGGCTATGACAGACCGAGAATGCAAAATCCATATCACATAGATAAAAAACATATTCGTGAAAGAGAATTTGATACTTCAACATCAGAATATACAGGTGCGCCAGGACAAGCACACACTATTGAAAGAATCATGCCTACGCCTTTTCAGATTACTTGGAAAGCTGATATATTTTGCACAAACACAGATCAAAAATTACAAATACTTGAACAAATACTTGTGTTGTTCAATCCTGCTTTGGAATTACAAACTACTGATAATTTTTTAGACTGGACATCATTAAGCTACGTAGAACTGACTGATGTTAATTTTACTTCACGTGTGATACCACAAGGCATTGCAGATGAACTCGACGTTGCATCGTTGACGTTTACAACACCAATTTGGTTATCGCCTCCAGCCAAACTTAAAAAACTTGGTGTTATTGAAAAAATTGTAATGAGCATCTACGACGAAGAAGCAGGCACAGTAGATGTTGATGGTATTCTTGGAGAAAGTTTAATATCAAGACAAAATGTAACACCAGGACAGTATGGATTGTTAGTTTTAGGTAACAGACTCACGTTGTTAGGCGCTTCAAGCACTACAGATCATTCACATGCAGATAACAGATCCAATAAAGCATTTGAATCACAGTCACAGTACGGCACAAAAATAAATTGGACTAAGTTAGAAGCATTGTATTCTAAACAATTCACAGGCGGGATATCTGTAATAAAATTACAGCAAAGTGTGACTACAATCAGTAATGAGAATACTTTTATCAATGTTGAAGGCACAGTTGCTATTGATCCACAAGATGCAATGACCATGTTGTTCACAGTTGACTCTGACACAGTTCCGACTAATACGTTAGATGCTGTAGATGCCGTAATTAATCCATTAACGTTCAATCCAAGCAATGCCGCAGTTGGCACTAGATACTTGCTGACTGAGTCAATTGGTAGCCCAGTGAATTCAGAAAGTAAAACAGCTTCTGACACCGACAACAGAGCATCAGACGATACGCCTCCTCCATCAGCTGATGAAGAACCAAACACGTCTTCTGCTTGGGGTAATACTATAGCAAATGTAAATGATATTATACAATTAAATGCAGATGGTTTTTGGGATAGGAAGTTTGATGCTGATGCTAATACAGATTTGTCAGATTCAACTTTTGCTACACAACAATACGTTACCAATCTTACTAGTGGTATACAATATAAATGGGTGCCAGCTAACAGCATGTGGGTCAAATCATATGAAGGCTTTTACGAGCCAGGTACTTGGTCTATTACTTTTTAAAGCATAAAATACATGTATGAGTGAAATAATTTGTTCTGGATGCCTATTCTATTCTAAGGCAACCAAACGTTTTTTGTTTTTGCATAGAAATATTAAGCAAAAAGGCACTTGGGGCATTGTCGGTGGCAAATCATCTGACAAAGAATCACCGTGGCAGGGATTGCAAAGAGAAATTGTAGAAGAAGTTGGCTTTGCTCCTACAATTACCAAAAAGATTCCTTTGGAATTGTTTGTTTCAAAAGATACACGATTTAAATTTCACACGTTTGTTTGTGCAGTTGAACAAGAATTTATTCCAAAACTTAATGCAGAACATTCTGGCTATGCATGGGTAAGTGTCAACAGTTGGCCTATGCCATTGCACGATGGTGTGAAAAAAACTTTACGGAATAAGTCAATAAAAACTAAATTGCAAACTATTTTAGACTTGATAGTCTAATTACATCATTGTTACGAAAATATCAATAACACCTTCGCCTGAGCTTGATTCAACTGCTTTGCCTATTACAGTGCCTATTGAAGGGTTAGCTTCTGCTCTTGCTCGGCCGTTGCCTGCTGATACAAGCAAATCACCTGGTTCAATGTTTCCAGTAACTTTGCATGGAACACGTCCAGTCATTGCTAATTTTACACCTTGTGCACCTTCATTTAATAAAAATCCTGGTTCAGTTGAAACAACGCCAGCTACAGATTTATGTCCATCTTCATTACATTTTGCAACTTTCTTTTGACCTGCAAAATGCACTACATCTCCTGGCTCAAGGTCAGTGTCGTCTGTTGGAAAAATCTCCGCCAAATCCGCATACTGTGCCGCTGTAACTGTACCTGTAATGGTGCCAGTTACTCGCAACGCATCACGTATTGTTATTTGAGTTGAGTCGTGTGCAACCAGTGTGTCAGTTCTAATGTTCAGTATCTCTACCTCAGATGATGATTGTGATTCTATTGAATCTACAGTAATATTGGCATCTAGGGCAACCGTGAGTACCTGTGTACTGGATGTGTCAGTTGTGATACTATTACCACCGGATACTTGCAGTGGTTGTGTACCTAGGTCAACTTCCATTTTGGTTGAATCATCACCTACAATTTCCAGTACTGAAGATAAATTTCCTACTTCTGTGTCAACATATGCTTTAACTGATTGTTGTGTTGGAATAAGTGAAGCCGAGTTAGAAGACATGTCGTCTTCGTCAACAAATGCTGTTGCTGTGATAGTACCATCTGATAATGAGCCAAATGTGACTGTGCCTTCAACGTCTAATGCATCATCTATATTAATTGAACCTGATGCATCAGCTTTAATTGGACCACTGATAGTAATACCATCATTGAAAAATACGCTGGTAGAATCAGCTGATGAAATAGTTTCAACTACTAGCGCCGCACCAGTAATAGTTCCAAATGTTCCAATATCTTTTGATGCATCTACAACTACTGCTTTATTTGCCGCCACAGTACCGTTGGTAATGCCATCTAATTTTTCTAGATCAGTTTCATTCATATCAGCTGAGCCAATAACAAATGAGCCCGATGTTGTTACATCGCCAGTTGCTGTTATAGTTGATGCTGTTGTGATTGCTCCTTCAACGTCCAGTGCGTCATCAATATTGATACTCGCAGATGCATCTGATTTGATTGGGCCACTTAACGTTATACCATCGTTGAAAAACACACTGGTAGAATCAGCTGATGAAATAGTTTCTACAACCAAGGCCGCCCCAGTAATTGTTCCAAAAGTTCCTATGTCTTTTGATGCATCTACAACTACTGCTTTGTTTGCCGCCACAGTACCGTTGGTTATGCCATCAAGTTTTGTTAAGTCAGTTTCGTTAATATCAGCTGACCCAATAACAAATGATGTACCGGCAGTGATTGCTCCAGTCGTTGTTACAGTTGCTCCTTCAATGTTTGCAACTAATGTTGCTGTTGATGAATCTGTAATTGCTGTTGCATCATGTCCTGAAGTTGATAGCACAGCTTTAAATTTGTCATCTCCTTCATTCCAATACAGCACAGCATTATTGCCAGCTGAACCACGTTCAATCATTATACCAGCGTCGACATCACTGCCGCCTGAATTTGTTTTTGACAGAATCATTAATGGATCAGCAACTGTCACGTTTGTTGTATCTACATAAGTTGTTGTTCCTGAAACTGTTAGATCGCCTGCTATGTTCGCCGCACCACCTATAGTTAAATTACCGCTAATGTTAGCAGTGCTGGCTCCAACTATTGCACCACTGATGTTTACACCTTCATTAATTTGTATAGCTGTAGAGTCACTGGTTTGAAAAACTTGTGCATCAATTATGTCTGCGTTAAGTGTGCCTGTTGCAGTGATAGTAGCGCCTTGAATTGTTCCTGTTGCAGTTACATTTCTTAATGAATCAATATCGATGTTAGAGTCAGCGACTAGTGCCTTATTAGCGGCCGCAGTACCATCAGTAATGCCATCTAATTTTTCTAGATCAGTTTCACTCATATCAGCTGACCCAATAACAAATGAACCTACTGCTGTAACATTGCCACCGGCTGTAATAGCGCCACCTGATGTAATTGCACCTTCAACGTCCAGTGCATCATCTATGTTAATTGAAGCTGATGCGTCTGATTTGATTGGGCCACTTAGTGTAATACCATCATTGAAAAACACACTTGTTGAATCAGCAGAACTAATAGTTTCAACTACTAGAGCCGCGCCTGTGATAGTGCCAAAAGTCCCTATGTCTTTTGATGCATCAACAACTACGGCCTTGCTTGCCGCTACTGTTCCGTTTGTGATGCCATCTAATTTTTCTAGATCAGTTTCACTCATATCAGCTGAGCCAATAACAAATGAACCACTTGTTGTAATATTTCCTGTTGCTGTTACAGTAGATGCTGTTGTAATTGCGCCTTCAACATCTAGAGCATCGTCTATGTTTATGGTTGCAGAATCGTCAGCTTTAATTGGTCCTGCTACAGTTATACCATCATTGAAAAACACACTNGTNGAATCAGCTGATGATATTGTTTCTACAACTAATGCACTACCTGTGATAGTGCCAAATGTGCCTATGTCTTTTGATGCATCAACAACAACTGCTTTGTTTGCCGCCACAGTACCATTTGTAATTCCGTCTAATTTTTCTAGATCAGTTTCATTCATATCAGCTGAGCCAATAATAAATGATCCTGTTGCAGTTACATTATTAAATGAACCTATATCTAAATTTGAATCAACAACAACTGCTTTGTTTGCCGCCACTGTACCATTTGTAATTCCGTCTAATTTTTCTAGATCAGTTTCATTCATATCAGCTGAGCCAATTATGAAAGAACTACCAGATGTTATACTGCCAGATGATGCAACACTACCATCAATGCTTATGATTGATGAATCTTCTGCTCTTAATGTTCCTTGAAGTAGTAAATCGTCTTTTATTGTTATGCCAGTTGAATCTTGTGAAGATATTTCATTTACATCAAGGACATTCACACTCAACGTGCCTGATACATTAAGATCATCTTGTACTTGTACACCTGTTGAATCTGATGAAGCAATTACATCTACATCGCCTTGATCTGCAAACTCTAAGCCATCACCCGCGGCATTTACTCTTAATACTTGCCCTACTGTGCCTATTGTAAGAGCCGATCCTGTACCGCCGTTTGCTAAAGGTACAGTTTCACCTGACTGAAACTCCCCAAGCCCTGTGGCAACATTGTCACTGTTGAATACTACTCTTACTGGTGTTTTATCTGGCATGTACGATATTTATAATACGTTAAAACTGAAATAGTGTAATGGCATCGGCTGCCGCAAAATCAGTGCCGTCAGATAGGGTAAATGTTTGTCCAGCTTCTGTGTAAATGGGCACAGTGTCCACTGTACCGTTGAATTCTAATGTTGTAGCGGCTGTTCCTGCAAGTAGTTGTGCATCAGTGAGCGATGTGCTACCATCAGATGTAAAAATTTTTACTAATTGCACTGGTCTTGCAGTTGTGGCAGCCGTGGCTCCGCCAACTATGATTGTGCTTGTGCCTACTTTGGAATTAGTAGGTAAAGTAATACCCGAAGATGAAACTTCTAACGTACCTGTCCCATCCGACTTAATTGTAGCACCGCCTATATCTAAAGTTTCTGCGGCTAAAAATGCTGTCTTCCATCTTTTGCCTGCCTTGCCTAAATCAAAAACTCCATTTTGACTAGGTACTAAATGACCTGCAAATTCAAAGCCTGTGTCAGTGGAATCATCTATAGTAAAACTGCTACCTGCTATTCTTATATTTTCAATGCCAACGCCTACTGTACTACTATCCTGCACAGAAAGTTTTGATCCAGCTATTTGCAAGTCGCCAAGATCAGCACTTACCGATGATCCGTCGATGGTTAATGTATCTCCAGAAACTGTAGCAGTGATACCACCTGCCCCTACTAAATTTAATGTCGATCCATCAGCAATAGAAATAGTTGCAGATGTTGTATCACCAAAACTTATTCCTTGTGCTTGTGATGATCCGGTTATTGTTAATGTGCCATCTGAATTAGCAGACGTTGTGATTCCAGTGCCACCTCTAAGATATAAAGAACCTCCACTTGCTATTTCGATTGTTGCTGAATCATCTGCTACAAATAAAGTAGTACCACCACCGCCACCAGTTGAGACCTCAGTACCACCTGGGGTAACACCGTCACCTATTCTCAATGCACCAGTTACAGTATCATGTGCTAGGTATGTTGCCTCAATTACGTGTGTTGATATATCTTCATTTTTAAAGGAGCCTTTTATTTTTCTAAAAGCCATGTGTTACTCCTTTTTGTCTTCGTCTTCTTCTTCTTTTTCTGTTGGCTGACCTTGATCATCCACTGTATAATTTTTATCTCCGCCTAGCAGTGTTGGTAACGGAATACTGTCTTGTTCAGCTTCTATGTCTTCTTTGTCTGTCATGTCATCAATGGTTTCAGATGATTTGCCTTGATCTGCTTTTTTAAGTTCTATTTCTTGCTGTAATGGAAACACTGTGTTTGATTTTTCTGGATCAGAACCATCATCTGGTTTGTCTGTAGGTTGGTCTTTTTCGACTTTTACTGATTTGCCAAAGATTTGTTTTATTGCTTCAGCATCTTCGTCATTGTCTAACGTACCATCTATTATTATTTTAAAGTCTTTAAATTTCACAGCAAAATTATTTATCGAATGCTCCATGTCGCTGTCTAAAATGCATTAACTACAAATATGAGTCTAAAATATGCTTTGCATCATATACCAAAATGTGCAGGTTCTACTATACAAATGCGTATGATACAAGCTGAATACAACAAAGAATTACCAGCTGGATCAACGTTAATTAGGTATGAAGCAGTTGGGCGAGAATGGGAATATAGATTAGCTGATGACCCGGATTATAATCCAGATGAATCATTACATCAACACACATTGCCAAGGCATAGAGGTAAACAACAAACAGGCAATCATGACGTTATTATTGCCATGGGACATCTTATTGATCATACGTGGCCTGGTGAACATTTAACATGGATTAGGAATCCTTTAGAGAGGGATATATCTCATTTTAATTACGATTTAAATCTTGGAAGACATACTAAATCATGGAGTAATTGGAATGGCGTTACGCCTCCTAATTGGATATGTATGTGGCTGTATACTCAATATTTAAAACAACCTTATACTGATGACGAACAAATGTTTGAAGCTGTAACAAACTGTAAATTAAACATAAGAACTTTAGAGAATTTAGAAAAAGATTATGCTGGTATGTGTGCAAATCTTAACATCAATGTTAGCAAAGCAAACGACAATTCAAGTATGAAAAAAGGCAAAATGATTAGTATAGATGATATGTCATATGATGATATTGAAAACCACAAAGTTGAAAATTATTATGATTGGAAACTGTACGAGTTGTATAAATGAACCTAGATATAGTAACGTGCATTGATTGGGAGTATAGACAGTGGGCTATAACGTTGTTTAGATCTTTGAGCTCTGAATGGCGCAATCGTTATATCATTGCAGTAGGTCCAGGTGACTGGTATCAACTATCAATACAGTTGAACGCAACAATTATAGAGCAAGAACTAAATCCAAACTTTGACAAAGTAATTTGGTGTCAAAATGTAAGAATGAAACATCTTCACACGTTGTTATCGTCCATGAATGATGGAGATTATTTGCTGTCGATTGATGCTGATTTTAAACAAAACAGACCATTCAATTGGGAAACTTTGAAAAAAGATCAATCAAATAAAACTTTTTGGTGCCAACGCAAAAAAGGCAAAATCAAAAGCAGATATCATCCAATGCCAAGGTATGTGCTGTGGCAACCAGAAGATCCCAGATTTCATATCAATGCTGGATGGTGTTTGTACAAAAATGATGTACACAATAGAAAACGTTTGTCAGACATTGCTAAAGAATGGACCAACTACACACATGATATTAAAAACTGGGATCAGTTAATGTTGTTCAAGTATTTTAAAGGCGTAGGAGGCACTGTTCCATTCAAATATATCGATGAAGGTACCAAAGCAAAATGGAATGACAACAATGGTGGGTACAGTGATTATGCTACTTGGTGGCACTGCAAAGCTGGAAAAAAACTAAAAGAAAAGTTTTGGAATAATGTTTAGTGACCGCCTGATAAATCTGCACTAACATCCATAAAGTTAATCAAGTACCAATTGGTTCCATCATATACCCAGTTAGTGACATCACCCGATGCTGTGGTAATATCAGATGACCCACCTTTTAGTGTTGTGCCTGTAACATCAAACACTACTGCGGCAGTTGAAATTACAGTTATTATTTGTCCTGCAACGCCATCATCGAATGTAGTAAGTGTTTGTCCTGATGCATGTGTCTTCCAAAGATTGCCGCCACTAACGCTTGGTGTTGTGTCGGTTGCACTAAATGTACCAAACGTACCTGTGACATTAGCCGCAAAACTACTTTGCACTTGTACGTCGCTGTCGTCTCTAATTATTTTTGGCATTGTGTGTTATTTATTGTCATAAAAAAAGGGGGACGTAAAATCCCCCCTTTTGAATTGCGTAATTCTTACTTGAATGATACGTTAGATACACTAATTCTAGCCAAGTAGTCAGCCGCATTACCAAGTGATGATGCTGTGTTTGATAACTCAACATAACCATATCTTGTTAAGAAACTTACTACTGGTTCGAATGTAGATGGATCCAGTACCACACCAGAACTCATTAGCGGAATGTACGGACAGTAGAACGCTGGAGCATCAGCTTCTGATGAACCTTTGTAACCTACTAGTACGTCAGTACCTGTAGCCGCATAACCGTCAACATAAACTCTCATAGAGTTGTTTAAAGTACCTACAAACTTAGTGTTTGTTGGAGCTTCAAATACACCTTCAGTTGAACGTGCAAATGCTGATGTTGTTGCTGATTGTAAGATAGTTAAAGCTTCAGATGAAACAACAGCATAGTTACCCGCACCACGTCTTGTTCTTTGTGCGATTAAGTTAGCTTGTTGGTTGATCAGTACAGCCAGAGCCGCATGTTCGTCACCAACGAATGTTGCAGTACCTGATACAGCTGATTGGTCAAAAGCACCCGCAGCCGATCCAGCCAATGATCTTAAGCTAGTTAAGATTTCTTGGTCGATCTCTGCAGTAATTTCTTGAGCCAATGCCGCCATAATTTCTGCTTCAATGTCAATACCTTGTTGTGCTTGAGCGTCTTGTGCCGCTTCAAACGTCCATCTAGCTGAAAGTTTTCTAGATTTTGCTTCAACAACTTGTTTTAAGATCTGTACGTTTAATTTCTTACCCGCACTTCCCTCTAGCGTTGCAGTAGCCGAGCCTTTTGCCGGACTTGCATCGTTACCTGAGTAACTAGCCGCTATTTTGAAAGGTGATAACGCTTCATCACCACCAGCGATGTTTGTAGCACCGTTAGTAGTAGTATCTGCATATCTTACTCTCAATGTGTGAATCTGACCAACTGGACCTGTCATTGGTTGTACACCAATCAGTTCGTTAGCGATTACAGTAGGCATGACCCTTCTGATAACTGGCAAA